TATCGCCTTCCGGCGAGAATTTCGTCGACTATCATGACGCTTATAAATGGTTTGTGGATCTCGTCGAAAAATACGAGATTTATCCGCTTAAAATTGGTTACGATAGATATTCGTCGCAGTATCTATGCGGCCCGAACGGCGAGCTCCCGAAATACGGCTTTCATTGTGACGACGTTTACCAGGGCGATAACTTATATCAAAATATCCTGGAATTAGGGGGTCTATTTGCCGACGGAAAAATCCATATCGGCGATAATGATCTCTTAAAAATTCATCTGCTCAATGCTGCCGTCAAAATGTCCGTCGAACGCGGACGCGGGAAGCTCGTCAAAATAAGCCCGTCGGCGCATATCGACGGGACCGCGGCGCTACTCGACGCGCTCGCCGTCCGGTCAAAATGGTACGGCGAAATAGGGCAGCAGCTCAAAAATTGAGGTGGTTTATTTGGGACTCTTTGAAAAGATTTTCAAAAAGGCGCCGGCGCCGAAGGGCGAATATAACGGCGCGTTTCAAATGCTCGACGGCTACAAGCCGAATTTTTCTTCCTGGAACGGCTCTCCGTATGAGAGCGAATTGATCCGGGCCGCGATAAACGTCCGCGCGACGCATATCTCAAAGCTAAAAGTTGAAACGCGCGGCGCCGCTCGTCCGGCGCTGCAAAATAAGCTCCGGCATGGTCCGAATGAATTCCAAACGTGGAGTCAATTCCTATATCGCGCGTCGACGCTGCTCGACGTCTTTAATACGCTTTTTATAACGCCGGTTTTCGATCAGTACGGCGAGCCGAGCGGGATATATACGCCGCTCCCGCGGAATTGTTCAATCGTCGAATATAACGGCGTCCCGTATTTGCGATACGAATTCGCAAATCACAAGCGAGCGGCGATCGAGCTCGATTTCTGCGGGGTTATGACGCGCTTTCAATTCCGGAGCGATTTTTTCGGAGAAAGTAACGAAGCGCTTCTTCCGACGCTGGATCTTATCAAAATCCAAAATCAAGGAATAGAAGAAGGCGTCAAATCGGCCGCGACTTATCGTTTCGCCGCGACTTTGAATAATTTCTCGAAGCCCGAGGATCTCGCCGCGGAGCGCAAGCGCTTTACGGAGGAAAATTTCTCGAAGGACGCCCAGGGCGGCGGATTGCTGCTCTTTCCGAATACTTATACAAACGTCCAGCAGATAAAGGCGTCACCGTTTACCGCGGACGCGGAGCAGATGAAAGCAATTCGCGCCGAGGTCTACGAATATTTCAACGTAAACGAAGATATTCTCACCGGCGCCGCTTACGGCGATAAATGGGCCGCGTTTTATGAGACGGCCGTCGAGCCGTTCGCGATACAGTTCTCCGAGGTCATGACGAAAATGTTATTCTCTTTCCGGGAACAGAGCGAAGGAAATATCGTCATGGCGACGAGTAACCGTTTGCAATACATGAGTAATAAAGACAAGCTCGACGTTTCGTCGCAGCTTCTCGACCGCGGAATAATGTCTCTCAATGACGTCCGCGAGATATGGCAGCTTCCGCCGGTGGAGGGTGGCGACGTCCGGATCATGCGCGGCGAGTATTACAACGCCGAACAAAAAGTTGAAGGGAATGACGACAACAATGAATAAGACAATCGAAGATAAACTCAATGAGGGCCGCTCATATCGAAATATCGACGTTTCCTCTTTCGAGAGACGCGCCGAGAATGACGAGAAGATTGTCGCCGGCTATGCGACGGTTTTCGACGAGCCTTACGAGCTTTACTCCGCCGGCGGATATACGCTTATAGAGCAGATCGACAAACACGCATTTGACGATTGCGACATGAGCGATACGATAATGCAGTACGATCACGTCGGCCGCGTTTTCGCTCGCGTTTCGAACGATACGCTCCGCCTCGCTATCGATAATACGGGACTCCATATCGAAGCCCGTCTCGACGGGACGGAGATCGGCCGGCAGCTCTACGACGAAATAGCCGGCGGATATACGAACAAAATGTCGTTCGGATTTCGCGTCGACGAGGACAAGCGCGAAATAACAGAGGATAAGACGACCGGGGCCGTTACCGTTTTGAGGACGGTTACGAAGGTCTCGCGTCTTTATGACGTTTCGGCCGTTTCCATACCGGCAAACGACGCGACGTCTATTAGCGCTCGGAGCTACGGCGAGGGAGTAATCGCCGAGGTCCGCGAGGAGATCGAAAAGCGCGAAAAGCAGAAAAAGAAAATCAAGATTTTAACGGAGGTTTGAAACATGGATTTCACTAACGTCAGTACGGACGAGCTCATAGAGCGCCGCTCCGCAATCGCCGCCGAGGTCGATAACGCCGACGCGGATCTCGACGCTCTCGATAAAGAGGTCCGCGAGATCAACGTCGAGCTCGAAAAGCGCAAGGCCGAGGCCGAAAAGAGAAACAATATCCGCGACGAGGTCGCCAGGGGCGCCGGCGTCGTCATAGAGAAAATCGAAAGCGAGGAAAGAAAAATGCCCGATAATATCGAAAAGAGAAATTCCGCGGAGTATGTGAACGCCTTCGCGACTTACGTCAAAACCGGCGACGAGCGCGAGGTCCGCTCGCTGCTCACCGAAAACGTCTCCGGCGACATTCCCGTTCCGGAATTCGTCGAGAATTTCATCGCGACGGCCTGGGATAACGACGCCATTCTGTCCCGCGTCCGTCGCACGTTCCGCAAGGGCAACGTAAAGGTCCCGTTCGAGCGCTCCGCCGACGACGCCGTCGTTCATACCGAAGGAACGTCCGCGATCAGCGAAGAAAATCTCTCGATCGGGATCGTCGAGCTCGTCGCGAAGAACGTCAAGAAATTCAAGGACGTCTCGGACGAGGTCCTCGATCTGTCCGGCTCCGAGCTGCTCGATTTCGTATATGACGAGATAGGCTATCGCGTTATAAAGAAGCTCGCGGCTCTTTGCGTCGCCGATATCGCCGGCGCGTCGACGTCTCATTCCAGCTCCGCGATCGGAATTCCGAAGCTCACGCTCGCGCCTTCCGTCAATCTCGTCGAGACGGCCGCGGCCAATCTCTCCGACGAAGCCTCTAATCTCGTCGTTATCATGAATAGGCTCACCGAGGTCAATTTCCTCGCCGCTCGCGCTCTCGGCAATTTCGCGATCGATCCGTTCGCCGGCCTTCCCAGGCTCTACACGTCCGCGCTTCCCGCGTATGATACCGCGGACGCTAACGCCGTTTATGCTATCGTCGGCGATCTCTCCGGCCTTACCGTTAACTATCCGGCCGGCGACGATATCAAGTACGTTTTCGACGCCGCGACTCTCGCGACGAGCGATCTCGTCCGCATTACCGGACGTCAGTTCGCCGCGCATGGCGTCACCGCTCCGGGCCGCTTCTGCAATATCGCGAAGCCGGCCGCGGCCTCTACTTGATAGCAAGCTCAATAAAAGCGGGAGGCCCGAAACGGCCTCCCGCATATTTTCGGAAGGAGCTTAAAAACACATGATAAGAACGCTCAAACGCCTCGTCGCGCTTGACGGGGGAACGGATAAAGAATATGTCGAAATGACAATGCTTTCGACGGACACGAAGCCGACGACCGGAATAATCGGAGGCTCTATCGCCGTTGAGGTCGATACCGGGAAGGTCTTTTTCTTTGACGAGGACGGCGCGGCCTGGATCGAGGAATTTTCTTTCCAGGGGTGACAATATGGACGGGTGGAGCACGTTAAAAAAACTTATATGGCTCCGGAAAACGACCGGCGGCGGAGGGACTCCGTCCGTCGACGAGACTATTACCGGAATTTCGCCGCTCGTCCTGGCTGCTGCGCTGCATAAGCCGATAGTTTCGCTTAAACAGACGGGCGTCTGCGAACAAGCGGAGACGCCGGCGCCGCAAGAGCTACACACGAACGCCGGGACGAATACGCTCATAGTCACGGCGGAGGTCTCGAATATCCCGTTCGAGGCAACATACAAGAAAGAGGCGGCTTAAATGAAATTATTGATCGCTATTCCGACGCTCGATTACGTTCACGCCGATTTCGTAAAATCGCTCATAGGATTAACGTCCTCGCTCAAATGCGATTATGAGGTTGCTATTCAGAGCGGGACGCTCGTCTATATGGCGCGAGACAAGCTCGCGAACAAGGCGATAAACGAAAACTTTGACTCCGTCTTATGGCTCGACTCGGATATGATCTTCCAGCCTTCAATCCTGGAAGATCTGCAAGACTCCGGGAAAAACTTTATAACCGGCGTTTATCACGCCAGGCGTCCGGCTTTCAATTCTTGCATATTCGAGAAAATCGATCTTGACAGTTTCAAATCGTGCGAACGATATCCGAATAATATTTTCCGCGTCGAGGGCTGCGGCTTCGGCTGCGTCCTTATCTCGACGGCAATATTAAAGCACGTCATGAGCACATATAAAACGTGCTTTATGCCGATAAAAGACTACGGCGAGGATATAGCTTTTTGTCTCCGGGCTCGCGATCTCGGCTATTCGCTTTACTGCGATCCGACCGTTATATGCGGTCATATCGGCCATGTTGCCATTTATCCGGAGGATCACGAAGCATATCTCGCAAGATTGGAGAGGGTATAAATGCCGACAACGCCGTCTATGTTACAGCGCGTCAAAACGGCGCTCCGTATTTCAACGGACGCTTACGACGACGAAATAACGGTCCTTATCGGCGCCGCTTGTAAAGATCTCGGAATTGTCGGCGTCTCGGCCGTTGCAACGACCGGAGACGAGCTTTTGATACGCGCGGTGATAACTTATTGCCGGACGAATTTCGGCTCTCCCGAGGACTACGAGAGGCTTAAACGCTCATACGACGAGCAGAAAGCCCAGCTCATAACGGCCAGCGGCTACGGTTTAGGGGGCGCATAATGGACCGCTCCGAGATTTTGACGCTCGTCTCGCAGAATGTGACGCAAAATAATATCGGCGCTTGGGAGGTTTCGGAGACAGAGCGGAACGTTTATTGCAGCGTCGAAAGTGTTTCCCGGGAGGAATTCTTCGCCGCCGGCCGGACCGGACTTAATCCCGAATATCGCTTCACGATATTCGCCGGCGATTATGCCGACGAAAAGACGGTTATCTATAAGGACATGCGATACGGCGTTTATCGGACGTATCACGCGAAAACGGATCTTATAGAGCTCTACGTCGCCAGGAAGGGAGACGCCGCCGATTATGTCGCTTCGAGTTAAACCGGACGAATTGACGTCCTCGATCGAGAAGGCGCTTTCGGATTATTCCGGCGCGGTCCTGGGAGACGTCCGCGAGGCCGTTCAAGACGTCGGCAAAGAGACGGTCGACGAGATCCGAGAAAGAGCCCGGGCCTATGGCTGGAAAGACTACGCGAAAACGTGGACCGTAAAGACGGAAGCTCTCGGGCATGGCGCCGTCGGCGAAAAGGCAATCGTTCATGCGAGAACGGGCGGATATCAAATCGCTCATCTTCTCGAACGCTCTCACCCTTTACGCGGCGGAGGACGGTCCCGCGCTTTCCCGCATATCGAGCCGGCCGAGAATAAGGCCGAAAACAGACTTTTTAATTTGATCCGGCAAAAGATCGGAGGCGGATAATATGACGCTCGCGGATCTATTTTCCCAGCTATTGACGACCGGCCTCCCGGTCGCCTATGACGCTTTCCCTATTGGCGCAGCTCCGGCGCTGCCGTTTATCTGCTATCGCGAAACGGACTCCGATAATTTCGCAGCAGACAACGGCGTTTATTTGCCCGTTACAAATATTGACGTCGAGCTCTGCACCGACAACAAAGCGCCGGCGACGGAAGCTCTCGTCGAAACGGCGCTCGCCGGCTTCGTTTGGGAGAAAAGCGAAGAATATATCCCGGACGAACGAATGTTCGTTATAACTTACACAATTTCTTTATAAGGAGACGAGAAAAAATGGCAGAAAACAAAGTTCAGTTTGGCCTCAAAAACGTCCATTACGCCGTTATCAGTTACAGTAACGCCGGCGTCATAAGCTACGGGACGCCGAAGGCCATTCCGGGCGCGGTGACGCTCACGCTCGACGCCCAGGGAGACGTAACGCCGTTTTATGCGGATAATATTACTTATTATCAAAGCATAAGCAATAACGGCTATTCCGGCGATCTCGAAATGGCGCGTTTTCCGGACGAAATGCTCGCGGATATATGGGGGCTTACGCTCGGATCGACGTCGAAGGTCCTTACGGAGAACGCGAACGTCGAGCCGAAGGAATTCGCGCTTCTCTACCAGATCGACGGCGACGCCGACGAGCAGTTCTATGTGCTTTACCGCTGCACCGGCACGAGGCCCGGCGTCGGATCCTCGACGAACACGAATACGAAAGAGCCGAAAACGCAGACGAGCACGATCTCCGCGCTTCCGGTCGCCGCGGGTAACGTCATGGCGAGGACTACGAAGGACACGCCGGCCGCGACGAAAACCGGCTGGTTTAGCTCCGTATTCGTCGAAAACCCTTAACGGCGACTCTGTCGGCGCTGGCGATAGGGTCGAGAACGCTCTCGCCGAGCTTTAACGCTAATACGCATAGCTACACATGCTCGACGACGAATAACAGCGACAATGTTTCCGCGACGGCGGCGGCGGGGGTCTCAAAGATACTTACCGTCAACGGGGTGGAAATGCCGTTCGGCTCCGTAACATGGCAAGCCGGGCAAAATACCGTCGTAATATCGACATATTACGAAGGGATCACGCGGGAGACGTATATCGTTACCGTTACAAAGTCATAAAAAAATTTTTGGGAGGATATTCGACAATGACGGAAATTATCACTATCGGCGGAAAAGGGTACGGAATGAGAG